TTAGTCGCCTAGTATAAACCCAACGACTGCGAAAGCGGACTATCAAAGGAGGATAGACTATGGGAACAACTACATTTTCTGGTCCTATTAAGGCTGGAACAATTAAAGATACAACTGGAACTACTTTAGGTTCAGATGTAAAAAACACTGGTCAAGTTGTAATGTGTCAATCACAAGCAATAACTCAAGCTGATGGTACAACTAATATTGTAATTCCTGCAAACTCACAAATCGTAGCTATTGAATTATCAGTAGATGTAATTTGGACAGGAGCAGCAACTACAGCTGGTATTGGTTGGACTGGTGATGCAACTGCATTAACAGCAGCGGCTGCTGTAGCAGGCGGAACATTAGGAATAATTTCTGCAACTGCTGGAGCTGATGCAACTAGAGTTAATAACTGGGCTGACGTTGGAACTACTGATAGAAGAATTCTTGTAACTAACACTAATACAGGTGATGGTGAAGGTTTTATAACTGTTAGATATGTTCAAAACAATAATTTAAGCTAATATAGTTTTAGAGGGCCTTCGGGCCCTCATAACTAGGAGAAAATATGTTTGAAAGACTAAGAGAATTAGGCGAAGCTCTAAAAAACTACGGAAAAAATGTAGATGAAGAACAAGAAGAAGAAATATCGTCAATAGAAAAATATAAAGAATTTGAAGCAGCAAAAAAAGAATATGAAGATACAGCAACAGAAGAACAAAAAGATATTGCTGGTATAGAAGATTATCCTGGTCAAACTAAAACGGGAGAACAAATTTTAATTGAAGAAGAAAAACAAAAAGCTAAAAAAGATGATTTAGATGAAAAAATAGAAAGAATTGGTAAAGTTTTAAAAGAATTTGGTGGAGATCAAGAACCTGTTACTATTAAACCAGATACATCTATGATGAGAAGGCCTACTAAAGATTTAAACTTACCAGCTATGGATTTAGGCTCAATTCGACAAAAACAATATCTACAAGGCTTAATAACACAACCTAGTAGCCAAACAGATAGAGTTAGTCTATTATACGATCAATTAAGAAAACTAGGTTTAGTATAAGGAGGAAAATATGGCAGGATCTGATATTTTTGCAAATAGTACATCGACAACAGGGTCGAATGTAGCATTATTTGGAGGAGCAACTAGATTAAAAGCATTTATTATCACTCCAACTGCATCATCAGGAAGTGTTGTTTTTGCAGATGGAGATGTTACTAAGTTTACAGTAACTACAGGAGCAAGTGCTGATAGTGGTCCAATCAATATTAGTTTACCAGATGAAGGAGTTAAATTTTCTGCAAACTTACAAGCGAATTTAACTAATGTCGGTGGCGTAACAGTATTTTTTGCATAATGGCTACTTCGGGTACAGCAACATTTAATTTAACTGTAAACGATGTTATACAGGAAGCATATGATAGAATAGGAGGAGATCCTATTTTAGGCTACGATGTGCGTTCTGCAAGACGTAGTTTAAATATTATGTTTAGTGATTGGGCTAATCGAGGTTACAATCAATGGACAGTTGAATTAAAAGATTTATCTCTGACTCAGGGAACGAATACTTATACACTTGATTATGATACAATAGATATTATTAATGCTAATATCTTAGATGGTTCAACTGAGTATTCAATGACACGTTTAGGCGTAAATGATTATGCTGCTATCTCTAATAAAACACAACAGTCTAGGCCTACTCAATTTTATTTACAGAGATTAAATACACCGCAAGTTTTAATTTATCCAACACCTGATCAAGCTTATACTTTAAGATATTATCGAATGAGAAAAATTCAAGATGTTACAGCTTCTACTGTTGATGGAGTACAACAAAATTTAGATATACCTTTTAGAGCTTTTGAATGTATGTGTGCAGGACTTGCTTATTATTTATCTAAAAAAAGACCAGGAATAGATATTAACACAAGAGCTGAATTAAAATTAGATTATGAACAAGCGTATGAAAGATTAATAGCAGGAGATGACTCGCCATCTACTAGAATATTACCTAGTACGAGTTATTATAACTAATGCCAAGATTTGCTGATAGAAGTAATAAGCCTCATAGAGCACCTCATAAAAAATTTTCAAGTGGAGAATATGCTAGAGCTATATCTGATCGTTCAGGTATGGAATTTCCCTATAATGAAATGGTCTTTGAATGGACAGGAGCTTTAGTACATACTTCTGAGTTTGAACCAAAACAACCACAATTAGATTTAACTTATTATACAGATGCACAATCTTTACAAAATGCTAGACCTCAAGCAAATTTATCTGCAACTGGAGGTGTTCCTAATCAAATCAATCTTATTTATCCATCTACATCAGGTTCTGTCTCTAATGTAGGTATCGCACAAGCTAGCACAAATTTGTTATCAATTGACCTAGGAAATGTTACAGTCGTAACATCATGAATGAAAATAAAAAATTAGGTGTAATGGTCGCAACACCTTGTTATGGCGGTCAACTTACAGAAGCTTACTTACATGGAATTTTAGATACAGTTAAAGTAGCTAATCAACATGGCTTTCAAATGCATTTAAATACTATGGGTAATGAAAGTTTAATTACTAGAGCTAGAAATACTTTAGTAACACAATTTTTAGATGCTGATAATGAAGACCCAGAACGATTTACTCATTTAATGTTTATAGATAGTGATATAGGATTTACCGGAGAAGCTGTATGGAAATTATTAAATAGTAATCATGATGTATGTGCTGGTATCTATCCTAGAAAATCTATTGACTGGAAATCTGTAGATAAGTTTGTAGAAAAAGGTGATACTAAAAATTTAGAACAAAAAGCTTTGGGCTATAATCTTAATTTTGCTAAACCTTTAGATATTAAAGTAAAAGGCGGTTTTACTGAAGTCTTAGATGCAGCAACTGGTTTTATGTGTATTAAAAAAGAAGTTTTCTATAAGATGAAAGAAGCTTATCCAAATCTTAAATATACATCGGATCAAATTATTAATAATGAACGTTTTTCAAGTGATAATTGTTTTGCATTTTTTGACTGTATTATTGATGAAAAAAGTAATAGATATCTAAGTGAAGATTATGCTTTTTGTCGTTTATGGCAAAAGATAGGCGGTAAAATACATGCTGATGTAACAAGTCCATTAACTCATTATGGAACTTACGCATTTAAAGGTCATGTATGGTCTAAATTTGATGTAAAAGGAGTAGATAAAGATGACAATGACATACAGCAGTCTAAAGAGTGATATTCAAACTTGGGCTGAAAATACTGGAACTGACTTTACTGCTCAACTAGATAACTTTATAGAAAATACTCAAACTAAACTTTCAAGAGATATTGATCCTGTAGGCTTCAATGAAAATGTAACTTCTTCTATGTCTGTAGGAGATAGATTTATAACACTACCTACCACTGTTGACCCTATGCTTATTAATTATTTAAATATTATAGATAGTGATGGAAATAGAGTTTTTTTAGAAATTAAGCCGACTGAATATATTCAAGAATATTGGCCTAACGCTTCTATTACATCTCAACCACGATATTTTTCTAATTTTGATGATACCCATCTATATGTAGCTCCTACTCCAGATTCAGCATATGTAATGGAATTAGGCTATCAAGGTAGAATTAATCCATTGTCAAATAGCAATACCACTAATTGGTATACAGAGAATGCTTCTGATGCTCTTTTATACGGTAGTCTTGCTGAAGCAAATCTCTTTACAAAGAACATGGAAGACTATAATATCTATAAACAAAGATATGCCGAAAGTGTGGCTGCTATTAATAATGAAGCTCGTAGAAGAAGAAGAACCGACTACAAGTTTCCTGGTAGTCCATTAGGCGAAAACACATTAACTGGAGGACAATAATGGCAATATCTCAAGCGATCACAGTTTCGTTCAAGCAGGATTTAATGTCGCCTGGTGGAAACTTAGAGTCACAAACATTAAAATGTGCATTGTATGATAACACTGCGACTTTAAATCAAAACACTACAGCGTATACAACTGCTAACGAAATTTCAAGTAGTGGTACTAACTATACAACAGGCGGTGCTACTTTAACTAACGTAACAGTCACAACTGATGGAACAACTGCTATCTTTGATGCAGATAATGTATCATTTGCAAATGCTACAATATCAGCTCAAGCTGCATTAATTTATAATGCAAACAACAGTAATTCATCAATTGCTGTCTTAGATTTTGGCGGAGTTAAAACATCTACTAACGGTACTTTTGAATTACAGTTTCCTAACGCAGACGCTACTAACGGCTTAATCAGAATAGCATAGGAGAATTACTCCTATGGCTGTTGAACTAGGTTGGGGCAGAAAGACCTGGAATTCAGGTCCTTGGAATCAATCACCTGATGTTGGTGTTAATATCACTGGCTTACAAGCTTCAGCAGCATTAAATTGGGGATTAGGTTGGTCTCGTGAAGAATGGAACGTTGGAGCTTGGAATGAAGGACTAGGCGGTTTAGTTACAGGTGACGGCGTTGTCTTTATTGAAGATGGTCAAGAATTAACATCTTCAGTAAATAATGTTTCTGTTATCGGTACAGCTCCATTTGCAATTACTGGAGAAGAATTAACTACATCTTTAGGTAATCAAACAGTTGCAGCAGGAGCAACTGTTCAAGCTACAGGAGAAGAACTTGTTGCTACTGTAAATACTTTTGCAGTTGTAGCAGGAGGATCTATTGTAATAAATACTCCTACTCTTGAAGCTAATGTAGAACTAGGAACAGCTACAGTTGGATCAGCTAACTTTATTGATATATCAGGAATTGACGCTACTATTAGTTTAGAAGATATTACTACAACCACTGAAAATATTATTGATATAACAGGACAAGAATTAACAACTACTGCTAATACTATATCAATTAGTGCTTCTGGATTCTTTAATATTACTGGTCAAGAAATAGTTGCTAATTTAGGTACAGTTACTACTCAATCTGAAAACTTTATCTCAATAAGTGGAAATCAAGCAAATATTAGTGTTGCTACTCTTAAATTCTGGGATCCAATTGTTACGAATACCAATGTAGAAAACTGGACTAATATACTCGCAAATGCGAGTTCTGAAAGTTGGACAAATATATTAAGGTAGACAAACAATATCCAAATGTATAATATTTACAATATTAATAATTAGGAGTATAAACAATTTATGCCATCAAGTTTTACATCGAGATTAAAATTAGAACGTCAAGCTTCCGGAGAAAATTCAGGTACTTGGGGTAATTTAGTTAATTATGTTTTCAATAGAATTGATAGTTCAGTAAAGGGTTATCAGTCAGTTGACGTTGCGGGATCTGCTAATGTTACATTAACATCAAATAATTCTACATCTAATACAGACGATTCAAGTACAGATGACCAAGTTCACAATGCAATATTAGAATTTACAGGAGCCTTAACAGGTAACATTCATGTTTTTACTGATGCAGTAGAAACAAAGTACACAGTATTTAATAACACTACAGGAAGTCAAACATTAACTTTTGCTCCAACTGGAGGAACAGGTGTAGAATTAAAACAAGGCGCTAAAACATTAGTTTATACGGACGGAACTACAATGTTTGATGTAATGGCAGACTTAGGTGATATTAATGTAACTGGTATAGCAAATACTGGTTCGTCTACCTACTTTAAATTACCAACATCTGATGGTACAAGTGGGCAAGCGTTAACAACTGATGGTTCAGGTCAATTATCTTTTTCAACTGCAGGAATTTCTACAGGAAAAGCAATTGCAATGGCCATTGTATTTGGATAATAGGAGGAAAATATGGCAAACCCAAATATAGTAAATGTCGCAACCATTAATGGTAAGACAGATGTATTTGCTTTAACGACTACTAGCGCAAACTTAGTTACAGCTACTGCAAATACAGTTTTTAAAATTAATTCAATTATGGTATCAAACATTGATGGCACTAGTGCCGCTGATGTTACAATAAAATATAATGATCTTTCAAATGAAAGAGCTTTAGCAAGTACAATTTCTGTACCAGCTGATGCTACATTATCTGTTATTGATAAAAATAATTCTTTTTATTTAGAAGAAAACCAAGTTATTAATGGTTTAGCTTCTGCTAACTCAGATTTAGAGTGTGTTATCTCATATGAAATAATCTCTTAGAGGTTTGAGTTTATGCTAAACCTTAAAGGAGAAATTTATGGCTAGAGACAACGGCGGAATTATAGGACCAGTTAACGATCCAACAAATACATCTGCATCTGGCGTCTGGTCACTCGAAGAACAGTATCAAGCACAACTTGCAGGTAACTGGCCAAGTGCTCCTGCTCCTTTTTCTATAAACAGTTTAAGGTTTGAAGAAAGTAATACTGATTATTTATCAAGAACACCAGCAAGTTCAGGTAGTCAAAGAATATTTACTTTTTCAACTTGGGTTAAAAAATGTGATTTTTCATCTGGAGTACTTTTATCAAGTGGTGAAAGTGATGGTGATCCAAATTTTGCTATATATTTTGATTCTAGTAGTAGATTAAATATACTTTTCTATTCAGGTGCATCTACTGTTTTACAGTACATAACGAATGCAGTTTATAGAGATGTATCCGCTTGGTATCACATCGTTGTAGCGGTTGATACTACCCAAGCGACAGCATCAAATAGAGTTAGATTATATGTAAATGGGACAGAAGAAACATCTTTTAGTACAGAAACAGATCCTTCACAAAATACAGATATTTCAATAAACACGGCAAGTTATAGATCAGCAATTGCAGCAGGTGTTGATAATGGAGATAGGTTTAGTGGTTACATGTCTGAAGTTGTATTAATAGACGGACAACAACTAGATGCAACTAGCTTCGGTGTATCTGACGCCAACGGAGTCTGGACACCCATTAGATATGAAGGAACCTTCGGCACCAATGGCTTTCAATTACAGTTTGGTAATGCTGCAGCTTTAGGTACAGATTCAAGTATCAATGAAAATAATTTCACCGTCAACAATCTAACATCCATTGACCAGACAACAGATTATCCTGTTAATAATTTTGCGACATTAAATTCATTAATTAGAAATGCTACTGGTAGTACACTCACTTTGAGTAATGGTAATTTACAAGGTTACAGTGCAAGTACATCATTTTTTGGCGGCTTTTCTTCTACACTTGGAGTTTCAAGCGGTAAGTATTATTGGGAATATAAATTAGTAAGTACAACAGCGGGTCTTTTTTATACAGGAATTGGTGTGACTTCAGAAAATTATTTAAACTATATTTCTGCCGCTAGTAGAGGTGATCCTATGGCTGGTGGAACAAGTTCTTCAAAAGCAGAATCTTACGAATATCTTGTTTATAATGGAAAAAAACAACATGATGGAACAGCTACAGATCATGGTGATACTATGACTACTGGAGATATTGCTATGGTTGCTTTGGATTTAGATAATAATTATATTTACTTTGGTAAAAACGGAACTTGGCAAAATAGTAGTGATCCAACATCAGGTAGTTCAGGAACTGGTGCGGCTTTCAGTTTAGATACTGGATTAAGTTATTTTCCTATTGTAGATCAATATCACACTAACACAACAGCAATAAACTTCGGCAACCCACCATTCACCATCTCATCAGGAAATAGTGATGCTAATGGTTACGGAAACTTTGAATATGCTGTACCTTCAGGGTATTATGCGTTATGTACTAAAAACTTAGCGGAG